CTGATGACCCCGCCCGGCCCCCGCGCCCGGAAAGGTACTGCCCCCGCCGGCGGCCGCGGTGCGGGTTCGGAAGCCCCAAAATATTTCTAGGTGTAAAAATTTTTGAAGGGCTTCCGCGTTTTGGCCCCAGAAAAAGGGTGACGGGTTCAAAAAATACACAAGAGATAGAAGCGGATGCTGTGGGAATTGTGAATTGACAGTGCGCAGGCACTATGCGACAATAAAAACGAAGAAACCCCAAAAATTGAAAGGAGCGTTTTCTAATGAAGTTCAAAATTGTCGGGGGGGGGTAAGGGTTTACTAACTCTTGCCACCATTACAGCGTGTGGTATTTTTATGGTGGGATGCGGATTGAAGAATCCGGCAAAGGCACCGTTTGGCAGTACCGAATGTAAGGGCATGGAACAGACGGAGGTTTTGGCAGAACTGCAGGAAGCTGGCTTCACGGAGGTAACAACGACAGAAGTTGAAACGGTTTCTAAAAGTAAAGATGGTACGGTGGAGAGTGTTACCATTGACGGGACGGATGACTATAAAAAAGATAAGGCATGGGAAAGCAACGTCCCGGTCGAAGTCGCAGAATATAAGCTGAAACAATACCCTGTGGAAATGAGTGTTGAAACAAGCGGCGAAAGCGGAGAACCGATATTCCGCGTTCACACAAACCTTCCAGATGGAACAAAATTGAAGTTGACACTATCCGGCAAGAACTACGAAAAAGAACAGAAAATAGAAGTGCAGGATGGTGTGGCCGAAAGCAAAGTGTTTCGTGATGGTGCGCCGCTGCAGGGCGATTATGTACTTACAGTTGTAATGAAGATGGCTGACCAAGGCTGGAATCGCATAGATAAGGAAATCGGCCTGGATGGGGAATGCCTAACCGGAGAACTGGTCAGGCAGGAAGAAGATTCGGACAAGCAGTATGTCTATCTGGAATACCCGTATGCCTCGGACTACAAAAGGGACGAGATCACCCCTAAAATTTCGGAAGATGAAATGACTGCAATAATTGAAAACGCTTTGCAGAAAGGCTTTGGCGATGACTATACATTAGAAGCCGATGAAACAGGGTATACCATTTATGTTTGGTCAGATGGAAACGCAATGTGTGCATCCTTGGCAAAAGCTGGGTATGCTGAACAGAAAAAGGCATGGCAAAGCATAGTGGCAACAACGGTAGCGGCATCGCAGGTTATCCAAGATGGGCTGTCCGAAAACGGATATGGAGATCGCGTATCTGTAATAAATCTGTTGAATGACGTGGATCATAGCTATACGCTCTGCACTGCAGCAATGGGAATGCTGCTTTTTGACTGCGTAGAATAAGCCAATGTCATAAAGTGTTTACAATTCAAGGCCCCAAATGGCAAAAGATAAGACGTTATAAGACGGTTTTAGTGGTATACTTGGTATAGTGGAATTATGAGAAAGGCCCTACGGTGGTGTAGAACCGTGGGGCCTTTGTCATATCAACCGACTACAAGTTGTAGGCGGTTCCAAAGATGCCGCAGGACCGGCGGCGATACTGGATGCTCTGTCTGGATGATTTGCCAGGCGGGGCATTTTTTATTGGAGGAAAACCAAATGGCAAGGCGAAGCGATGAGCGCGATGCCGCCCGCGCGGAGTACATTGCCCGGATGGAGAAAGACGGAGAGGTGAATCTCCGGCAGCTGGCGGATGATCTCCATCTTAAATATGATACAGTCCGCCGCTGGAAGGCAAAGGACGGGTGGGACCCGCCCGCAGCCCGGAAGCCCGGCGGCCAACCGGGAAACAAAAACGCCGTAGGCAACTCCGGCGGCGGGGCACCGGTGGGCAACCTGAACGCTGAAAAGGACGGAGCGTATTCCACCATCTTCTTTGACCGGCTCACCCCGGGGGAAAAGAAGATCGTAGAGAGTGCACCCCGGGACAGCACCGAACTGACTTCCCATGAGATCGGCGTGCTGCTGCTCCGGGAAAAGTACATCCTGGACAAAATCAAAGAGTATCAGGAGATGCCGCCCGACCAGCTGATTACATCCAGCGTGACCGATATGCGAGTGCCCGGCGGCCGCGGCAAGCGGAAGCGGGACGGTGCAAACCAGCAGATCGGTATGTACCAAAAGGAAACCCCGGCACAGCGCATCTTGCAGCTGCAGGAAGCGCTGAACAAGATCCATGGCCGCATCCTGTCGGCGGCGGCCCAGATGCAGAAGAACGAGATGGACAAGTTGCATCTGGAAAATGAGCAGCGGCGGCTTGACCTGCTGCAGATCCGGGCAACCGGAGAGATCCACGAACCGGGGGACGGTGACAAAGATGCTGTACACGAGTAAGGCTGTTGGCGAATGGCTGAACATCACAGACCGCGAGGTGCGGAACCTGCGGGACCAGGGCGTGTTGTCCGAAGTCCGGCCCGGTATCTTTGATATGAAAACCGTAGTCCGGCAATATCTGGACTTCAAGATCGGCAACCGGGATGACCAGGTTCGGCTTATCGCCGCCCGCGCCGAGCGGGAGGAAACCCGCGGCAAGATCGAGAAAATGCGGATGGAGGAAGCACAGGGCGACCTGCACCGCACCGAGGACGTAGAACGTGCCCTGAAAACCATCTTTGCCAACTTCAAAAACAGGCTGGAAACCATCCCGACCAAGTATGCAAGTACCATGGCGCAGCTGACCGACCCGGCGGAAGCACATGACATTCTGCAAAAGGCAGTACAGGAAGCGCTTGTGGAATTGAGTGACCCGGAAATTGCGCTGGCGGCACCGGAGGAGGAATCCGAAGATGAGCAGGAAGAATAAATGCCGGCACTGTGTCTGGGGCACCCGGTTGAATGAGATCCAGCAGTTCTGCCCGTTCAAGAACTGCGTCAGGAAAGGCGGCAGGAACCATGGCAATGATCCACCTGGAACCGCAGACGGCGGAGATGTTCAGCCGGGCGCTGGGAGCACTGAAACCACCCCCGAACCTGACACTTAGCCAGTGGGCGGACAACTTCCGGCGCTTGTCGGCGGAAGCATCCGCAGCAAAGGGGCGCTGGAACACGGACAACGCGCCATTCCAGCGGGAGATCATGGATGCCATTGGGGATGTGCATATCCGCAAAGTGGTAGCTATGATGTGCGCCCAGTCCGGCAAGACGGACGGACTGATTCTTAACACGGTTGGATATTATATGAACTACTACCCGGCCCCTATCATGGTAGTGCAGCCTACTGTAAGTCTGGGAGAGAGCTTCAGCAAGGACCGTCTGGCGACCATGATCCGGGACACGCCGGTGCTCCGGGGCCTTGTGGACAACAAGAGCCGCTACTCCGGCAACACGATCATGAAGAAAAATTTTAGTGGTGGACAGCTGACCATTGTTGGCGCAAATTCGCCGACCGATCTTCGCGGCCGCCCCATCAAGGTGCTGCTGGCGGACGAGGTGGACGCTTACAAAGTCAGCGCCGGCAAAGAGGGCGACCCTGTTATGCTGGCCGAGCAGCGCCAAACAACGTTCTGGGACTACAAGACGGTGCTCATATCTACGCCTACCACAAAAAATGCAAGCCGCATTTTGGACGAGTTCAACGCATCCACCCAGGAAGAGTGGACGGTGCCTTGTCCAAACTGCGGCTTTTATCAGCCCTTTGTTTGGGACAACATGGTATTCGATCAGGACAAGTGGCCGGAGGGAGGCGTGCAATACCGCTGCGCCGAGTGCGGCTGTCTGGACAATGAATACCGCTGGAAGAAGAACAGCCTGCAAGGAAAGTGGCACGCAGAGCACCCGGAACGGGCGGTGCGGGGTTTCCACATGAATAAGATCGGCTCGACCCTGTGCGGGTGGGACAAGATCGTGGAGGACTTCATAGTTGCTGACCTGGATGCAAAGCGCGGCGACTACGAGAAGATGCAGGTCTTTGTGAACACTGACCTGGGCTTGCCGTGGGAGGAACCGGGCGAAACGGTGGAAGCCAACAACCTGATGGACCGCCGCGAGTTCTACGAGGCCGAAGTGCCGGATGGGGTGGTGTACCTGACAGCCGGTGTCGATACCCAGGACAACCGTTTCGAGGTCGAAGTGGTGGGCTGGGGCATCGGCAAGGAAAGCTGGGGCATCCGGTATCAGCGTATCTACGGCGACCTGAAACGAGGGCAGGTCTGGGCGGATCTGGACGAGTTCCTTTCCCGTACTTGGAAAAAGAAAGATGGCACGGAACTGGCCCTGCGGTCTGTCTGCATGGACAGCGGCGGCCATTTCCCGGATCAGGTCATTCGTTTCTGCAAAGAGCGGGAAGAACGGCACATCTGGGCCATCAAAGGCCGCGGCGGTATGGATGTACCGTACCTGCGCAACCCCACCCAGAACAACCGCGTCAAGGGCGAACTGTTCACACTGGGCGTTGACACGGGCAAGAACATGGTCCTTGCCCGACTGAAAGTGCTTATCAAAGGCCCGAACTACTGCCACTTCCCGGCAGCAGAGGACGCGGGCTACAACGAAACCTATTTCAAGATGCTTACTGCGGAACACAAGGTCACGCGCTGGAAGTCTGGCCGAAAGGTGGAGCGGTGGGAACTGAAAGACCCGGCACAGAAACGTAATGAAGCATTTGACGTGCGGAACTACGCCACGGCGGCGCTGGAAATCAGCAATCCCCCCGGTCTGGAAATTCCAGGCGAGGAAGCCCCGCGCCAGGCTGCACCACGCCAGTACCGCAGAAGAAGATCGGGAGGTATCTAATCAATGCCGATTATCTCAAAAGAAACCGCACAGCGGCACCTTGATATGTGGCTGGAAGCGGAGGCTGCTGTATCGACCGGGCAGAGTTACCAGATCGAACAGATGATGCTGACCCGCGCCAGTCTGAAACAGATCCGGGAGAGCATCATCTTCTGGGAAAAGAAAGTGGCCGAGGCCGAAGCGGCAGAACGCGGGCGGGGCAGGAACCGGATCTATCACTTCTCCCCGCATGATGTGTAAGGACGGTGGATGATATGGCAAATATTCTGGATAAGGCCATCGAGGCTTTTTCGCCCGGCATGGCCTACCGCCGCGCCGTGGCACGTTCTGCACTGTCCGTCATGAACAACGGCACCGGCTACGGGAACTACGGCGCAAGCCGCATTTCCCGCGCCATGCGCAGCTGGCACGTTGGCGGCGGCAGCGCAAAAGAGGACATCGAAGATAATATCGAAACCCTGCGCAAACGGAGCCGGGATGCTTACATGGGCATCCCCTTGGCTACTGGTGCCATCAAGACCCTGCGCACAAACGTGGTGGGCAGCGGTCTTGTGCCTACCCCGCAGGTGGATGCAGACTATCTGCACCTGACCGAGGAACAGGCCGACCAGCTACAGGCGCAGATCTCCCGCGAGTTTGAACTTTGGGCAGACAGCGCCCTTTGCGATGCTTCAGGCATGGACAACTTCTGGCGCTTGCAGACGCTGGCATTTACCAGCTTCTTGATGAATGGTGACGTGTTTGCGGCAGTGCAGTTCGATGAACACCCGCACTGGCCGTATGCTCTGCGGCTGCGCCTGATCGAAGCGGATCTGATTTGCAGTCCTGACCGCATGGACAGGATGTACCCCTGCACGGTGGATGGGCATAGTGTATTCCAGATCGTGCAGGGCGTGGAAACGAACAAGGACGGTGCTGTGGTGGCTTACTGGGTAGCAAGCCGGCATCCGCTGGCTTATGACAGCGCTGTGCCCTTGACCTGGACGCGGGTAGAAGCCCGTGACCCGGAAACAGGAGAGCCGAACATCCTGTGCGTTACCCAGCGGGAACGCGCTGGACAGCGGCGCGGTGTGCCGCTGCTGGCACCGGTGTTGCCTACGCTGAAACAGATGGGCAGATACACGGAAGCTGAACTGGCGGCGGCCATTGTGGCATCCTCCATCACGCTGTTTATCAAGCACGACAACCCGGTCAGTGGAGCGCCGTTTGGAGAGGACCCGACCGACAAGGCAAAGGACCAGAACACTCCGCCAGATGAACTGGCAATCAACCTTGCACCATCTGCGGTGTTTGACCTTGCGCCCGGAGAAACGCCGGATACGTTTGACCCAAAACACCCGACCACAACCTTTGACGGGTTTATGTCGGCCATGTCCGACCAGGTGGCAACCGGCGTGGAGATTCCCAGAGAGGTTCTGTACAAAAAGTTCTCGTCCAACTACTCCGCGAGCCGCGGCGCTTTGAATGAGTTCTGGCGCACCTGCGGTGTGCTGCGGGATAGCTTTGCGGCCGACTTCTGCCAGCCGGCCTACGAGAAGTGGTTTGCCGAGGCGGTGGCCCGTGGGCGTATCAATGCGCCGGGTTTCTTTGATGACCCGGCGATGGCAAAAGCCTACACAGCCTGCACATGGAACGGCCCGGCCCGCACCAATCTGGATGCCAAGAAAGAGATCGAGGCAGCCCAACTCCGCATCAAAGAGGGAATCAGCACGGCGGAACAGGAAACCGCCCAGATGACCGGCGGCAGCTGGCGGGCCAATATGCGGCAGCGCAAGAGCGAAATGGAAAAAATGAAGGAGGTAGGACTTTATGAGCAAGCCCAATCCGCAGGCAACCCCGAAAACAAAGAATGATAAGTTCTGGCAGTTCCGCAATCTGGCCGATGATGACCAGAAAGCGGAACTTCTGCTTTACGGCGATATTTCCGAGCGCAGCTGGTGGGAGGATGCCGCGACCCCGAAACGGTTTGCGGATGACCTTGCCGCCCTGGGCGATGTGAAAGAAATCACTGTGTACATCAACTCCGGCGGCGGTGACGTTTTTGCAGCCCAGGCCATTGGCAATATGCTGGAACGCAATTCGGCCACCGTGACCGCTCACATTGACGGTCTGTGCGCCAGCGCTGCCACCATCGTTGCCTGCCATGCAGACAAGGTGGTAGCGGCGGCAGATGGCAGCTACATGATTCACCCGGTCAGCATGGGTATCTGTGACTACCTGACTGCAGACGATCTCAACAACTGCCTGAAAGCACTGGAAGCCATCCGCAGTAACATTATCACTCTGTACGCCAAGAAGTCCGGCAAGACCGAGGAAGAGTGTGCAAAGTGGATGGATGAAACCAGCTGGTGGACCCCAGCAGAAGCCAAGGAAAAAGGCTTTGTGGACGAGGTGGACGATGATGCAGAAGATTCCGTGGTGGAAAACCGCAACGGTATTCTGTTCGTCAACAGCATCAGCATGAACACCCCGTTCAATCAGGCACCCAACTTTGTCAGGAGCCGGGTAGTGGACAAGACCACGGCCCAGCCTGAACATAAACGCCCGGCGGAACAGCCGGAAAACAAAACCCATGGGGAGGTAACAGACATGGATATCAAGGACATCAAGACCGTGGACGATCTCCGCAAGGCGTGCCCGGATCTGGTAGCTAAGATTGAGGACGAAGCTATCACTGCCGAGCGCACCCGCATCAAGGAGATCGAGGACGCGACCATGCCCGGCGCAGAGGATCAGGCCAACGAGGCAAAGTTTACTAAGCCCGTTGATTCGGCATCCTTTGCAAAAGCTATGATCGCCAGCATGAAGGCAAAGCAGCAGAAGCAGAGCCAGGACTATCTGGACAAGGTGAAGAAGAACGCCCAGGATTCTGGTGCAAACGGCATCACCAACCCACCGCCTGCAAACCCGGAGCCGGAGGACGCGGAGGAAAAATCTTTCATGAACTCCATCCGCAAAGCCAACGGCGTAAAGTAAGGAGGAAAGAACCATGAGTATGGATCTTGCAAGAAAAGACTTCAGCACTGCGCCGGAGTATTTCATTGCCAGCACGGATATTGGCATTGCCAAGACCAGCAAGACCGCGAGTGAAGCGGTGGAAGCGCACGCGCCTGTCCTGATCGCAGATGGCAAGGTGAAGCCTATTGCGGCACCGGCCAGCGCAGGCGCAGCGGTTCTGACTGGCCTGTACGGCATCACGGCTGACAGCGCCGAGGCAGACAAGGAAGTACCGGTTTATCTGACCGGTGAGTTTTTTGCCAATGGTCTGGCACTGCCCAACAATGTAAGCGTGGATGACGTGGAAGTTCCTCTGCGTAATCTGGGCATTTTCCTGAAGTGATAGGAGGAAACAAAAAAATGGCAAATGAGATCAACATTTACGAGCCGCGGTATCTGGCCGAGGTTGTGCGTACTGCGCCCCCGACCCGCACCTTTCTGCGTGACCGCTTTTTCACCAAGCTGAAAACTTCCTCTGACGAGCACGTTGACATTGATATTGTCAAGGGCAACCGTAAGATGGCAGCTTTCGTTCATCCCATGGTCGGCGGTGAAATCGTAGAGAGTGAGGGCTACGAAACCAAGTCCTACAAGCCGCCCCTCGTCAACCCGGCGACCATCACCACCGCAGATATGTTCATGAAGCGCCTGCCTGGTGAGGACATTTATTCCAGCCGCACTCCCGCTGACCGTGCAGCGGAAAAGCTGATTGAGGAATACAACAAGCTGAACGACATGGTTGACCGCCGCGAAGAGTGGATGGCTGCCCAGGTGCTTACTACTGGTAGGCTGAGAGTGAAAGGCAAGGGCGTGGATGAAGTTATCGACTTTGGCTTCACCAACAAAATCACCCTGGAGGGCACGAAGCAGTGGGGCAAGTCCGCTGCGGATCCCTGGGGCAATCTGCGCGACTGGAAGCAGCAGGTGAACCGTAACGGTTTTGCCAACGCTGATATGATCATTATGGGCAAGCTGGCCGCAAATCACTTCATGGCCGACAGTAAGATTCTGGATCTGATGGACAAGCGCCGCTTTGACATTGGAGCCATGGCCCCCAAGGAACTGGAAGGCGGCCTGACTTACTACGGCCATCTGAACCTGCCCGGCGTGGACATCTACGGCTATGATGAAGTCTACCTGGATGACGAAACGAAGGAGATTAAGCCCCTGATCCCGGACAACATGGTGCTGATGATCCCCAGCAACGCGACCTTCATGCGTGCTTACGGCCTGTGCACCTATCTGGACGATGACAAGGTTTGGCATACCGCCGAAACCGCACGTCTGCTGCGCACTTATGTGGAGAATCGTCCTGATCGCCGCTTCCTGGAACTGCAGTCCCACCCGTTGCTGATCCCCAACAAGGTGGACAGCTGGCTGGTTGCCACCGTCTGCTGATACGGAGGTATACACCATGCTGGACGTTGACCAGAACTACGGCACACCGGAAACCCCGAAGCCGCTTCCCACGTTCAAAGACTGTGTGGCCCAGGACGTGCAGACCGTGTTCTTTAACCTGAACGAGTTTGCCGAGGAACGCTACATAGATGACAAGGGATTGATACCCTGCATCACCCAGCATCCTGGCGTGACCGAACGTGCGGCGCACTGGGAGGGCGGCGCAAAGCAGTCCTTTGACCAGGGTATGTATAAGGCAGATCTGCTGCTTTATGTGAAGCAGAAAGATTACGGCCCCATGCCGCAGAACGGCAAACTCATTACACTGGACAAGAAGCGGGATTACAGAATCAAGTCCTGCTCCCTGAAAGCAGGGGTATACCGCATGGAACTTGAGAGAATCAGAGGATAAGGCGATGGCATATTTCAAAACCAGCTATGACGCTTCCAATCTGACGGTTTCCATTGATGATGCGGAAGTGACCCGCGCCCTTGGCGTGCTGGGGGACAAAACCCCGGCGGCGCTGAAAGTGGCGGTGAACACTACGGCCCGGCAGACGCGCAAGTTGCTGCTGACCGAGGTGAAGAACCGCTACGACCTGAACACGGCGGGCAAACGCATGATTGAAGATCTGCGCCAGCGGCAGAAAGCCACCAACCGGCGGCCCGCTGCCATCCTTGCCATCATGAAGAACGATCCCGGCGCGTTCCGGGCAGACCTGGGCTATTTCAGAACCAGCCCCACAAAACCCTTCATGGGTCCGTCTGTCCGTAACGCGCCGCCTGTTTTTCATGCGCACGTTCTGAAAGGCAGTTCGATGATCGGTCTGGGCGGAACCAGTGAGAAGAGCAAAGGTTTTCTGGTACAGTTCAAGTCAAAACATATCGGCATGGTGCAGCGCAAACTTGGCGTGCCTGCACAGAAAGAGTACACGGAAAACGGAAAGAAACGCTGGAAACCGAACGAAGAACTGGCTACCATGTCCAGCCCGTCCGGTTCCGCAATGCACCATACCGTGTGGGAAATGCAGGAATCGACCGTAGAACAGATGCTGCAGGACAACACCGAACGGCGCGTCCGGCAGCTGATCGCCAATGCAAAACGAAAGGGTGTGATCTGATATGGCCGGGAAAATCACAGGCTATACCAGCGAAATGTGCCAGCAGGCCATGATTGAAGAACTGGAAGAGTTGTTCCGGGACATGAAGTTCAATGGGCAGGAGGGTGAAAAGCCCTTGCAGATCTTCAAACAGTTCATTCCGACACCGACCGATGATGACGATGACGTGGACACCAATGCGTCCCGCTTCCCGTGCATCATCGTATCGAAAACCAGCGGCGAGGTGGCAAACGAAAGGGATCCGCAGCTGGTCCTTTTGCAGCTTATCATCTGCTGCTATGACCGTGGAACCGACCGGCAGGGGTACGAAGAAACCGTGAACATCATCGAAGCCATCATGCAGCACTTCAAACGGAAGCCTGTTTTTGGCGAGGCGTTCAAGGTGGGCTATCCCCGCAAGTGGGAACTGTCGGACGATGATATGGACTATTACTACTGGGGCATCGTCAATCTGATCTGCGAAACACCCAACACCCTGAAAAATGAAGAAGTGGAGGCTTTGATATGAGCACCGAAAAGAAAACCACGGCGGCACAGGAAGCCCAGACCACGGCGGAAACCGTGGGCACTGTGGCCTACTGCGGCCCGACTGTCAAGGGCATCGCTCCGCAGTACACCGTATTCGTGGATGGCCTGCCCGAAAAGCTGAAAGAGAAAGTGGAGCAGGTGCCGCTTCTGAACGCACTGATCGTTCCGCTGGATAAACTCGCTGAAACGCGGGTGAAGATCGACCAGGAAGGCACCAGAGAGAATATTCTCTACAACAAGGCCGCCGACCTGATGAAGTAAGGAGGACATGACAAATGGCTATTTCTCATGGTTTTAACAAAACCGAGGCCGCGACCAGCGTTTCCGCGCCGGTATCGGTCAATTCCGGCCTTCGGGTTGTTGTGGGGACCGCCCCGGTCAACCTGCTGGCCGACCCTGCAGCAGCGGTGAACACTCCGCTGCTGGCAACTACTTTCAAAGAGGCTTCTGCAGCGGTTGGCTACTCTGATGACTTCGCAAAGTACACCCTTTGTGATGCAGTGAGTGTCAGCTTCCAGGTGATGGGCATTGGCCCCATCGTCCTGATTAACGTTCTGGATCCTGCCAAGCATACCACTGCGCTGGCAAGCAAGACGGTGCAGGTCAATGACGGTGTGGCGGAGATCGAGGAAACCGGCATCCTGCTGGACAAGCTGGTAGTGAAGAAAGACACTACCGCGCTGACCGCAGATGTGGACTATACCGCAAGTTTCAACGATGACGGTACGGTGAGCATCGCACTGGTTACGGGCGGTAAGGGCGATGGCGCAACTGCGCTGGCGGTTTCCGGCTCCATCCTGGATCCCACCAAGGTCACGGCAGCCGACATTGTGGGCGGTGTGAACGCATCCACAGGCAAGGAGACTGGCTTGGAAGTTGTGCGCCAGGTTCTCCCGAAGCTGGGTATGGCACCCGGCATCATTCTGGCACCCCGCTTCTCCAAAGACCCGCTGGTGTGCGCTGCCCTGCAGGCAAAGTGCCGCAAAATCAATGGCGTATTCGATGCGGTGTGCTTTGTTGACATCGACAGCAGCACAACCGGTGCACGCAAGTACACCGATGTGGCAAACCAGAAGGTTAAGCAGGGTGCGACCTCTCGTGAGGCATACGCTCTTTGGCTGTACGGCAAGATCGGCACCGCTATTTACAGCGGCAGTTCTCTGGCCGCCGCCGCGACCGTGTACAACGACAGCCTGTACAACGACTGCCCGAACGCCAGCCCGTCCAATGTGAGCGTGCCTATCTCTGCGGCCTGCCTGGAAGATGGCACCGAAGTGCTCATGGACCAGGAGCAGGGCAATGTGCTGAACGAGCAGGGTGTCGCAACTTTCATTCGTTCCGGTGACTTTGTTGTCTGGGGCAATGAAACCTGCTGCTATCCCAAGAACACCGACCCGAAGGACGCTTTCCTCTGCGTCCGCCGCTTCTTCAACCACACCTGGACCCAGTTCGTTTTGAACAATCAGAGCAAGCTGGATAAGCCCATGAACAAGAAGCGCCTGCAGAGCATCATCGACAGCGAGAATATGAGGGGCAGCGTGTATGTGTCTACCGAGGTCTGCGCCAGTTACAGCATGAAGGCAGACCCCGACCGCAATACCGCTGCAGAACTGGTGGCGGGCCATTACAGCTTCTACCAGTATTGCACGCCGTTCCCGCCGTTCAAGCAGGTCAATAACACGATGGAGTACGAGGCCGGCGCACTGGCTTCTGCTCTGTCCCTGTAAGGAGGACTGAACTATGGCTCTGAATATTTCCAGTGATCTGGTTCCCCAGGTCATCAATGACTACAACGCCTACACCGAGGACGATCTTCTGATCGGCCTGGCAGACGAAGTTACCCTGCCCAAGATCAAGAACAAAACCACGACCGTGAACGGCATGGGTATTGCCGGCGATGTGAATTCTCCCGTCCCCGGTCAGTTTGAATCTATGGAGGCTACGCTGAACTGGAACACCATGTACAGCTTCGCCACCAAGATGATGAACCCAAACAAGAACATCCAGATCACGCTCCGTGCTGCTATGCAGAACGACAACAAGAACGGCGGCTATACCTACAAGGGCCTGCGCGTTGTTCTGGGCGGTCGTCCCAAGGAACTGGATCCCGGCAAGCTGAAGCGCGCCGACACCATGGGCAGCACCACCACCTTGGAGGTTACCCGCTATCTGATGGAGGTTGACGGTCAGACCGTTATCGACATTGATAAGTTCGCGGGCCGCTACTATGTGGATGGCGAGGATATGCGTGCCGAGATCAACGCCCTGATCTAACACCTGATACATGATGAAGTCAGCCGCTCCAAGGTGGGGCGGCTGATTCTTTTTAACATGAAAGGAAACGACAATGGACTACACCGTAAAGTTCGAGAAGCCCTACAAGTTTGAGGGCGAGGAATGTGACAGTCTGGATCTGTCCGGTATGGAGAAGATGACCGTGCAGGATCTGATTGACATTCAGAAAAACATCGGCAACGAGTTGGCAGCGATGTCCGTGATGGAGATGACCACTGCTTTTGCGCAGGAGATGGCGGTCAAGGCCACCGGCAAGCCCGTGGAGTTCTTCAAACTCATGCCCCGCGGCAAGATCAAGAAAGTGCAGGCGGCGATCATCCAGGGCATGAACAGCAGCGAGAACGCAGATGAAATCAAAAAGCAGCTGGAATCCCATGCCCTGAAGTTCGCTGCACCCTATACCTACGAGGGCAGCGAAAAGGCTGAACTGAAAGGCCAGACCTTTGAGGGCATCGACCTGTCCGGCGTGGGTGAACTGAACACCATGAGCGAATCCACGGCAGAGAACCGCATGGCCGCAGGCGGCTTTGCACCGGTGAACACCCACCGCAACTACCTGTACTGCTGCATCATCGCCAGCATGGGCACCGGCTACCCGGTGGACTTCTTTGCCGGCCTGCCGCTGTGCGAGGCCGTGAAGCTGCGCGATGCCGTGAGCGCTGATTTTTTCGAGTAAAAGGCGGGGCAAAAGGACTTCGGAAAGCAGCTATCCAGCTGTCAATTGCCACGCACTCCAACATGACGGATTTGCTGCACCTGCCCCGGCGGGAACTGGTGAATCTGTGTAACGAGGTGGCGGACGTATGGCGGGAAATGGAGCACTAGAACTTAGCATCCGCATCATGGGCAAGGTGGACCCGTCCCTTGTCACGGCGATAAAGCAGACCAAAGGGCTGACCGGAGATCTGGTAAACGCCATGGCGGGAACAAAGTCACTGGGCAACACGGTGGCAAACACTCTGGGTGTAATCGGGAAAACTGGTTTGGGCATTATGGCAACGCTCACCGCGTCTGCCGCCCTTATGACCAAGAAAACTACCGATATGGCGGAGGAATACCAAGCGCAGGCGGCGGATGCGGTCAAGTACGTTGGCGGCATCATGAATGATGATGGCAGCGTTGACCCGGAAAAACGGGCGGTCATGGAGGACGCAATCCTCAAAATGACAACGCAGGTTCCGATCCAGCGGGACGAGATGGCACAGATTGCCGCATCGCTGGGACAGTCCGGTAAGAACTATGATGAAATCTTCTTGGACAACCAGCAGACCGGCGAGAAGAGCTATCTGTACGATACCGCCAAAATGGCCGCTGCGTGGGACATTGATGCAAAGTCTGCCGCTGACTACATGGCAAAATGGGAAACGGCTTTCGGAAAGACGCGCACCCAGATAACCGATGTGGCAGATTCCATCAACTACCTGGGCGGTCACATGGCTACCACAGCAGCGGAAATCGCAAATGTGGTGAACACCTCCGGCGGTGTCGGCCAAACGGCTGGTGCTGACCTGCATACGACTTCTGCACTGGCGGCTACCATGCTGGCTATGGGCGTTGACGAGGGAAAGGCAGGCACGAGCCTGAACCGCGTGTTTACGAACATCACCCTGGGCAACAGCGCAACGGATGCGCAGGTGGGCGCATGGAACAAGCTGGGCTTTGACCCGGTGCAGATCGCAAAGGATATGCAGTCTACCGGGCCAAACGGTGAAGATGGAGCAGCGCTCACCCTGACAAAGGTGTTCGATGCAATCTCGAAGCAGGACAAGTACCAGCAGACTGCAACCATCAAGACCCTGTTCGGACAGTGGGCTATTGAGGGCGTTTCCAAAATCGTGGAGAACCCGCAGGTTTTCCAAGACGCGCTTGCAATGGCAAACAATTCAGATCTGTACACCAACAGCATGGAGAAAGAATTGCTTGTCAAACTGGACACGGGCAAAGCCGTAGACCAGATGGCGAGCAACGCAACTGACCGTTTGCTTATCAATGTGGGAAAGCAGTTCCTTCCGGCAAAGAAAGAACTGGCCTCCATGTGGATCGACATTGCGAACGGAATTACAGAAAATCTGCCTGACCTGTCCAACATCGTAAACGGCATCCTCCCGATGCTGCACTCCGCCCTGTTGGGTATCGGCAATGCAGCACAGGCGGCACTGCCGTGGATCCAGAAAGGCATTGACTACACTGCGGAGCATGGGCCGGAGGTGGCGGGAGCCATTACAGCCATTGCCGCAGCGTTCGGAGCCATGAGCCTTGCACCCACGGCATACAGCACTGGAACCTCGCTGATGAACACGGTGGGCAACATCGTGATCGGCGGAAAGCCCAGCGGTGCCCCCGGCGGAACATTCGGCGGCATCACCGTCCGCAACCTGCTGGGTGCACTGACACCCACGAGCCTGATTCAAAAGACAGTGGGCGGCGCGGTGTTCGCAAAGTCGAACGCTGGGATGTTTACGGAGAACGCAAAGTACGGCGTTCAGATGGCCGGCATCGGAGCACAGCAACCAACAACGCGCCTGGGTAAAATCGGGCAGACGTTGGATGGCGCTGGCGTTGGCATCTGGGCAACGCTGAAAAATTTCAAGGGCCTGCGCAGCGGGACCAAGAAAGGCAAAACCGGCTTTGTGAATGACGTGCTGGAAGCCAGCACGAGCGGCGGCGTACTTGGATTGCTGAAAAACTCCGGCCCCGGAAAGTACGTTACGGGTGTCGGCAACGCCGTAAGTGCGCTGGGGAACACGGCCATCGGCGGAGGCTTTGTCAAGGCGGGAGGCGTTGCAAAACAGATCTTGTCCGGCATTGCAGGCCCGCAGGGCATCAACTTCCCCGGCATCTTTGCCGGCATGAAGTCCTTTGGCGGAGCAACCTTGTCTACGATGGGCGGGCTTGGAAAGTCTGCACTCGGAAACATCGGGAAGGCCGGAGTAGGAATCCTTGCAAAAACGGGCATTGTGCAGCCAGGCAGAGGAAGAGCACTCTGGCGAATGGCAACCAGCACGGTTGGTATGAACGGACAGGACGCTCTTGCACAGATGGGGTACATCTTTAGCCAAACGAAAGGCCCCGCAATTTTGGCGAATGCCAAAAACAAGGTGGTCGGCGGCGCAACGAAGCTGGCGGGCGGTGCAATCGGCACGGTCAAGAACATTGGCCAGTTTGCAGGCGCAGGGCTGAACGTGCTGGGTTCTACCGTTGGTCCGGTGGCTGCGAAACTGGGCGGTGGCTTCATGTCACTGCTTGGTATGTTCGGACCGGCCATTACAAGTCTGGGCACAATGGTCGCCGTGGTTTCCCTGCTGGGAGATCATTTTGAAGATGTGCGCGGCATTGTCGGGACAGTATTTGACGAGGGCGGCCTTGCCGTGTTCGACAAATTCACCGGCAAAATCGCGGGCATCGGCGATACGGCAAGGCAGGTGTTTGGGCAACTCTCCACCCCGGAGGGCTTGCAGAGCATCCAGGAGAAGCTATCCGGCTTCAACATCGGAGGGCTGAACCTGGGTGACGCGTTCGGCGCAATGACACCGGCAATCCAGACAGTTATGCCACTGGTTCAGTCTTTCGCCGGTGTGTTCTCCCAGATCGTAGATTTGGGCGTGAACCACATCAAGCCGGTGCTGACTGAAATTTTCGGTTTTATCATCAATGAGGGCATCCCGGCGGTCATGCCGCTGCTGTCTACGGTAGTGAGCCTGGTGGGCACTACGCTGGTCAACGCCATCAAGGTGGCGGTAGATCTGGTGGGCAAGGTACTGCCGGTGGTGGAGCCTGTGATCCTGGGCATCATCGGGTTCTTGAAGCAGGTGGCGACCATCGGCGTGAAGGCGGTCAACTTCATCATCGGTGCGCTGAACAAGATTCAACTCACCATCCCGGAAACGCTGTTCGGCATCCCGGTCCCGGTGATTGGCGGCAAGTCGTTTGGCTTCAACCTCTCGCCCGTGTCCGTCCCGGCGTTTGCCAACGGCGGCATGACGAAGGGACCGTCCATTGCTGGCGAGGCTGGCCCCGAAGCAGTCATCAGTTTCCGGCGCGGTGTTCGTGAAAAGAACATTGATACCTGGCTGACTGCTGGCAAGATGCTGGGTGTTGGTCTGGGTGATCTGCTGGGGCTGCCCGGCAGGAAACCGAAGATGTTTGCCGATGGTGGCTTTACGGAGGGAGATTCTAACCTGATCGACTTCCGCAAGGCACAGCGGCAGCAGTATTTCAACCAGATCGCGCAGAGCATGGATGCTGTATTCCCGTCCGTTGCAGCCAGCATGGTACTTGGCTCTGACGCTGGTGTGGCGTTTAGCCGCATTACGGAGTTTGCCAACTATGCCGTGGACGGTCTGGAAACCGTGGCAGCTATGCCGGTGCCCGCTGTGTCGGATGACCAGAGCAAGGTTGTCCAGACCGTGAACACCGGCATCGGCAAGGTGGTTTCCGGTGCGCAGACTGTCCTTGCGAACGAGAACGCACAGAAAGTTATCCAGTTCATCCGGGGCGCAGACATAGAGAAAGCGCAGCTTGAATATGACGCAAACCCGGACAACTACGATTTGAGCAATGTGGACTTCTTCCCGACCGTCTACGGCTCCGGCGTATCGGAACAGGACCTTTCTGCGCTGGCCGACCTGCAGAACTACCAGCAGAACATCGTGGAACTGCCATCCATCGGTGGCAGCGACAACGATACCGGCGGAAACTCTGGCGGCTTTGGCGGCGGTGGAAGTACCAGCTTCCAGCGCACATACACCAGTTCTTCTGGCAATACCTACGTCTACTCACCGAACTTTGTTATCTACGGCGGCATGACAGCAGAAGAACTGCACTCCATCCTTGCCGATGACTACCAGCGCTTCTGCGAGAACATGGAGCAGTACGAACGTGAAATGAGGCGCAAGAACTATGGCACTTGATAACACGAGTACAACGTACACAACGGTATCTGGTGACACCTGGGACCTGATTGCCTTAAAGGTGTATGGGAGCGAACTGAAAGCCGACTGGCTGATGCAGAACAACCTTGGACTAATCCACATAACCCGGTTCGATTCCGGCGTGGTGCTGTCAACACCTGAACTGCCTGAAGAAAAGAGCGGCGACCTGCCGCCTTGGAAAGCAGGTGCGTGATGGTTTTGACAGCAGCGAGACCCAAAGGCCGCGAGGCAGCGATCCAACTGACATACGGGAAAGCCGATATTACAGCCCGGATCGAGAATGATGTGGAAAGTTTCCGTTATACCGATGTGGCAGCATCCCAGAGCGACACCATGAGCATTACCATAAATGCCCGTGAGGATAAATGGAAAAATGCCTGGATGCCGGAAAAGGGTGCAAAACTCTATCCGGCTATCGTTGTGAAAAACTGGGGGATCGGTGGCATTGGCAGCGGCTACCGTGATTACAGCGCAGAGTGCGGCGCATTTGTGCTGGATGACCTTAGCTTTGCCGGTGCCCCGGACACCCTGACCATGGGCGGCGTAGCCAAACCCAACGACAGCAGTTTCAGCGAGCGGACCCGTACATTCACCTGGAAGAAAACCAGCGTGAAGAAAATTGCGGAAACTATTGCCGGACGGTACAAGCTGCAACTGAAGTTCGAGGGTGACGACCACGACATTGACGCAAAGGAACAGGATGCCACGGACAGTGCCTTCCTGCAGGACCTGTGCAGCGATTACGCCCTGGTCATCAAGGTGTATGCCAACAAACTGTGGGTGTACGACCGGGAAAAATACAAAGAGAAAACGGCGGCTTGGGCGGTATATGAAGAAGCACAGCCATTCAACCCGAACGCCCTGTGCATCGAACCGGGCAGCTTCAAGTGGAGCACAAAGCTGACCGGGACATACACCGGCGGTGTGTACACCTACACCAACAAGAAAGAGAAAATCAACATCAACGTCAAGGTCGGCACAGAAGAACGCCAGCTGAAACTTACCGGCAAGGTAAGCAGTGAGGCGGACGCAAAGGCGAAGCTGATAGCGGCGATTAAAAACGCCAACCATGGCGCAACGTCCATCAGCTTTACCATTCCGGGCTACCCGGCGGGCGCATCGGCCCAGTGCATCAACTTAATAGGTTACGGCAAAATGGCCGGAAAATACTTTGTGGATGAACTGGAACACGTCTACTCGCCATCCGGCGGCTACAAAACACAGGTCAAGGCCAGCAAGGTAGAAAAGGGGGATTTTGCATGAGCAGCGAAGTGCGGCTTGGTAATGTGAGTTCCATCGACTACGAAAATGGCCTGTGTGAAGTGACCTACCCGGACAGGGACGATACGGTAACAGAAATGGTGCCGTTTCTGTCCCGGCGGGAGTACATGATGCCGGAAGTGGATGACCTTGTGGTGGTGCTGCATCCGGGTGATAGCCCGGAGGACGCTGTGGTGCTGGGCACGATCTGGAATAAGAAAATCAAACCTGCCGAGGGCAAGGAGAAGATCTTCCGCAAGGAATACTGCAACGAGGATGGAAAGGCATACCGGAAGTTCGATGCCAACGCAAAAGAACTGCTGGACTTTGTGGACGGGAAGAAGATCCTGAAAGCAAAGAGCCTGGAAGTCAAAATCGGCAGCGCCACCGTGACCATCAGCGAGGGCGGCGATGTGAAGATCACTTCCCCGGCGAGCATCACTGTGCAGGCCGCCAGCGAACTGAAACTGACCGCCACGACCCTGACAGCCAGCGCAGCTACCGTGAACATCACAGGCGCGGGCGGGGACGTTGTGGTGTCCGGTAAATCGCTGGTAACGCATATCCACAACGGCAACCTGGGCAAACAGACCACGCCACCGTTGTAAGGAGGTGCAGGAATGTATGTAGGAGTTTTTGGCGATGTGATTTTTTCCGTAGGCCATCAGCGAGTGCTTACTCCATCAAACTTCAAGGGAAAAATCGGTGCAAACTGGGCCGAACATGAAGTGCTGAAAGGCAAAGCAAAACCGGAGTTCCTTAACCCAAAACTGCGGGAGTACACGTTCGACATTTTGCTTGATTCCAGCCTTGGCGTAAATCCAAGCAGGATGAAGAATCGGCTTGCGGAAATGGTGGAAAGCGGAGAACTGCATTACCTGATAATCGGGTTTGCACCGGTTTCAAAGAATCGGTTCCGCGTGACCGATGTAAGCGAAGCCTGGAACGTTGTATTGAAACATGGTCTGCTGACGCAGTGCATGGTGAGCCTGACCATAAAGGAGTACACATGATCGACATAAGCAGTACGATGATTGAACTGTCCAACGACAGGGCAACGCAGGAAGAAGTGCAGGACGTTGCACGCTGCCTCCGCACGCTGTACTCCACCCCCGTGGGCAGCCTGGAAGGGGACCGTTTGCTTGGCATAGATCCGAGCGTGTTCCTGGACAAGCCGCTTGCGGTGGCAAAGGGCCTGTATGTGGCGGAGGTGACGGACAAGACCGCCACCTTTGAGCCGCGGGCGCGGGTAGTGCGTGTGGACTGGGTAGAAAGCGATGCACTGCATGGAGTAGTAACCCCGAAGGTGGTGTACGAACTTGTCTAAAATCACGGAATTTGAGAACATCCCCGACATTGATATTGATGGCGGGGAAACCCTGGAAGAAGCAGTAGCGGATTGCAGGGCCTTATTTGAGAAATACAACAAGGAAATGTATGACGGATCGGTGTCGCTGGCCCAGTGTGCAGAAGCCCGCATGGTGCTGCTGGTGCTGGCCCACCGTTCCCACCACACGATAGAGTTCAGCACGGCTTGCCTGAAAGCGGAATTGCTGCCGACAAGCACCGGGCCGAACCTGGATAATCTGGCCCCTATGGTGGGCGTAGAACGCATGGCAGCTGGCAAAGCAACAGCGGTCGTGCGTTTTACTTTGTCTGCCGCCAGAGCCAGCGCAACCAGCATCCCGGAGGGCACGCAGGTGCGTACCGGCGAAAAGCAGTATTTCAAGACCACGAAGTATACGGAGATCCCGGCGGGGCAACTGACGGTGGACGTTGAGGTCGTGGCGGATGAAGCTGGCAGCGGGAGTGATGGAATCCTCATTGGTGAGATCAACACGCTGGTGGACCCCATCCCCTATGTGGCTTCTGTAAGCAACACCTCTGCCAGCACCGGCGGCACGGATGAAGAGGGGGACGATTCGTTCACCCGGCGCATCCACTACGCACCGTCCATCTTCTCCATCGCTGGCCCGGTGGATGCCTATGAATACTTTGCCGAAAGCTGGCGCACCGATGTGACCGGCACCAAGATCATCTGTGAGGAAGGCTACACCATCCACATCTATTTCCTGATGGATGATGGGCGGCTGCCGACCGAAGCAGAGTGCCGGGGCATGGAGGACTATTTCACCACGGTAAAGAAACCAATGGGCGATCTGGTTCTCTGTCACGCCCCGGAAGAGGTGCCCTACGACATAAACCTGACGTACTACATCGCATCCAGCAACACAAAATCCGCTGTGACCATCCAGGAGAACGTGGAAAGGGCCGTAAAAGAGTACCAGACCTGGCAACGCAAGATCGGCCGCGACATTGATTCCTCTGAACTTATCATGCGGGTGCGTGAAGCAGGAGCCAAACGCCCGAAGCTGACTGGTCCGGTCGATACCAAGATCACTGAAACGCAGGTGGCAAAGATGAACAGCTGCAAGATGGTGTACGGAGGTATCGAGGATGACTGATCTGTGGGGAACCGGACTGATTGAGGGGCTGCCCCCGGCGGTTGCGGATGAACCGTGGATCCGCATCATGGACAAGGTGTATCGGGAGCGGCACCAGCACGAGATGGACGCTGCAGAGAGGATCCACATCTACACCCTGATAGATTCCCAGCCGGAAGAAATTCTGGACGTTCTGGCCACGCAGTTCAAGGTGGACTGGTACGATGCCAACTACCCGCTGCAGGCCAAGCAGAACATCATCAAAACCGCGCTGGAAGTCCGCCGCTACTACGGCACGGACTGGGCAACGCTGAAAGCTATCTCTGCTATCTATCCCCGGTCGGAGATCGAGCAGTGGTACGACTACGGTGGAACGCCCGGTCACTTCCGCGTGATCTGTTCCGTGGATGGCGCTCTTATCCCGGTGAAGCGCCGGGAGATTCGCCGCAGCGTGAATATCTACAAGCGCATGACTGCCCATCTGGACAGCCTGTACTTGCAGGTGCAGGCCGGGCTTGATGTGGAGTGTGAATTTTCCTCGCTGGTCTACCGGGTGCCATACGCCAGTGAAACGATGTACGCCGGCACATGGCCCCGGACCACCACCCACGGCGGCATTGCAGATGGCGAACTGCTGGTAGAAACGGAGGGCGCAGCAAATGCTTTCCGGGTGGAAACGGCAGGCACCATCCCGTACAGGACCACTCACGCCGGAATCGTGGACGCAGATTTCACGGTGGACACCGAGCAGTCCGCTGCAAAGTCTGCGGTTCCATATACCAGCGAGAACCAGCGGGCAGGCACCTGGCCGAAGAACACGACCAGGGCAGCCCTGGCCGATGGTGAGTTTGAGGTGGAGGCAGAGCAGCAGGCCACCGGATACAAAGTTGAAACGGCTGGCACTGTCCCGGACAGGACAACGACAGCTGGCATCTATGATGCAGATCTGACGGTTGAAGCAGAAACGGAGGTGCACAACATGGAAGCAACGATGGCGGGCACGGAAACCTGTGCCAGCAATATCCCGGCGGTGCTGGATGATCCGGTGCTGGACGTGGATGTTGAGGTCACTGTCACCAAGTTCAAGGGCAAGCGCAGCGGCGAAGAGCCGCTTGTGCAGTGATGAAAGGGGGTGAAAGGCTATGGCAATGACGAGTTATGCTCTGGGGCTGTACAAGGACTACACCAAAGTGCGCGTGGCGCTGGGCCGTTACAAGGCGGGCAGCACCTACAAGACTGTGCCCATCGACAGCGTGGAAACCCTGAAAGATGGCCGACTGGCTTTCTTCATGACGATCCCGCCCGGTGATTCTACCGGCAGCACCGTCACGGAGGTTGCGCTGCTGGACACCAGCAAGCAGGCCATGTACATCAAAACGCTGGTCGGAAATGAACAGATCACGTTCGAGGCAGACGATGAAGGCGCGCTGCTGCGTGTTGCGCTGAACTTCATGAGCACCGACAAGACCGCAGAGGGATAAGGAGGACACCCTATGTACAATTTCAAAAACTGGGTGGACAGAGTGACCCAGTTCGTCAACCGGTTCAAGGAAACGAATAACTCTGATGGCTCCATCACCCATGAGCGGGTGGATGGCGAAGTGCTGAAAACGGGCACTTCCCAGAGCGCCGCCAACTTCAACAACATGGAGGGCGGCATCCTGGAAAACAGCCTGATTCTGGCCGAGGCTACCCGCGTGCTGAAAGAGCATGGCCGGGACATTGATGCTATGACGGGTGAGATGCACGTCATCTACCTGTACAACACCGCGAAGTACCCGGCCAACAACTCCAAAACCACCATCGCCCTGAAGCAGCCCCGCAACAACACGGATTACATCATTGCCGCCCGTGTCGTTTCTGCCGTAATGCCGAACGGTGTTGCCATTGATGGAGACCCGGCGGGCACGGCCGGCAACATCGTCATCACGGACAAGCTGCTCAACGGCTTCAAGGTGCAGTACACCGGCGTTGCCAAGGAAGTGACGCTGGAAGTTGAGATCCAGGGCGGCATGATCCCCGCCCCGGAGTACGAAGATGGCACGGCCCCCACCGGGGAGTAAGGAGTAAGACCATGGCAAATGTGATCGTGAAGAGCGATGAACGCATCGCATACGAAGCTCAGGTGGCTGAAAGTTTCGGCTGCCGGGGCCACATCAGCGCAGAGCAGCGGGAGCAGGCGGAAATGATCGCCGCCAAGACCCGCGAAGTCTGCCGTGACAACCACATGAACGGAGGGTATTAAGTTATGATTCAGGTTATCGAGAAGAACGAAGGCACCAAGCTGGACTATGAGGTGGTCGGCACCAAGCTGTTCCTGGGTGATGACGAGATCATGGTGAATCTGGCAAAGTACGAGAAAGACGAGCCGGTGCACATTGACGTTGTGCGCAACTGGGATGGTGCTCTGGCTACCTCCATTGGCAAGAACGATGATGATCTGTCCTATGCGGCACAGATCGACATTCCCGCCCGCGCCTACACCGAGAAGGTGGAAAAGGTGCCGGCCATGGATGGCGAGGGCGAAGTGGAGCAGACCACGAAGATCCCCGTGAAGTTCGATATTTCCCGCTGCACCCTGACCCTGTGGGCCATCGACTAAGTGAAAGGAGCGAAACGCTATGACTAATTTTGCTGACTTCAAGGCCGCCATTGAGGGCATTTCTGGCGGCAAGAACACCGCTCTGCTGGATAAGTTTGGCCTGCCCAGTGTGGTGGTGCCCATCAATAAGCTGACCTACAAGGATGTGGGTGTGGGCGATGATACGGTGCTGCCGGCCTTTAAGCTGGACGGTGTGGAGAAGCCCTATTTCTGCATCGGCAAGTATCACGACAGCCTTATCAACGGCGTACCCTGCAGCCTGCCCATGCAGACCCCGGCGGTCAACGTGAACTTCGACACCGCTGTGAGCCAGAGCCGCAGCAAGGGCGAGGGCTGGACGCTGGCAACCAACGCCATGTATGCGGCCATCCAGCTGTGGTGCCGCGCCAACGGCTTTATGCCCCGCGGCAACAACAACTACGGCGCTGACCATGCCCACGCCTGGGAGAAGGGCACCCCGGCCAACTACGACAGCAGCGGCAAGGTGAACCTGACCCTGACCGGCTCTGGTCCGGTGAGCTGGAACCACAACAACGATCTGACCGGCATTGCCGACCTGAACGGCAATGCGTGGGAGTGGGCTACCGGCCTGCGCCTGATGGACGGCGAGATCCAGATCATCCAGCACAACGATGCCGCGCTTGCCACGGCAGACCTGTCCGCAGCAAGCAGCCTGTGGAAAGCCATTGCCACAGACGGCAGCCTCGTGGCACCCGGTTCCTCCGGCACCATCAAGCTGGACTGGCGCAGCAGCAAGTGGACTCTCGTAACGGATGCACTGACTGGTCAGGACGAGAACGGTCACGGCACGGGCTTCAATGCCCTGGCAACCACCCTGTCTGCTGTGCCGCAGATCCTTTACGGCATCGGTGTATACCCGCAGGAGCCGAACGGCGACTATGGCAGCGATGACCTGTGGGCTATTAACAAGGGCGAGCGCATCCCGATCCGGGGCGGCCGCTGGCACAACGCTTCCGTCGCGGGCGTGTTCGAGCTGAACCTCAGCGTTGTGCGGTCTAGCGCCTACGGCGACGTTGGGCGGCGTTCCGCTTTCGTGGGTTCCCTCTGATAAGAGGGGCAAACCGCAAACCGAACGACAGTAAACCGATGGGGTGGCGATAGCCACCCCTATATTTTTAGAACCTGGGTATGATGTGACATGAACAGTATTGAAAGCGAAAAGCTGCAGCAGATGAACACGCAGAACGGCGGCTACCGCTTGAAGCAGGCGGTAAAGGACATGATAAATTACGGAAGCCCCATCCTGGTGCAGTTTCCGCGAATTGAAAAATATGGCCTTGCAAAACGCATCCGGGAAACAATGTATGATATGCTGCACCTTTGCAACGTGATCCAGAAGAAATACTACAAGCGCGACACCTTGCGCGAGTTCGACACCCTGTTGCTGGACTTACGGGACTATCTTGATGAGGCAGCGAATCCCAGACTGTACCCGCAGGGCACCGAGCCGAAGAAAAAGCGCAAGAAGCGCGGGGACGGGCAAGCGCCGGAAACCCCGCCGCAGCCTGTGGTATGTATCACGATGCACCAGTACGCAACATGGAGCAGATACACCGGGGCCATCGGTGGCATGATCGGCAATTACTTAAAGTATGTGGATGGCAAGCAGTCTAAATAGGCTGCTTGCCTTTTTCACATATCTGGGGCCTGACCATCATTTACGCATCCCGATCCGGGGCGGCAGCTGGAACAACACTTCCAACGCGGGCGTGTTCAAGCTGAACCTCAACAATGTGCGGTCTAACGCCAACGGCAACATTGGGCGGCGTTCCGCTTTTCCCTGCCAGATGAATCACAGCTTGCCTGAAAAGATGGGCTGGATTATGCAGGCAAAAGGGGTCAGGATCCATCGGCAGCGCCGGGGAGCGCTGTACGAATAATTTGTATTCGCACCAAGGCAGATAGTATGCCGGGGAGAATGGCCGGAATATCCCACCGCCCGGCGCATGGTGGGGAGTGGCCGAATATGTCACGGGTGCGGAAGGCTGTGAATGAAAACTTACAAAACCATCTTTGACCAGGTGGTGGCTTTCGACAACCTGATGCTGGCACATCAACACGCCAGCAAGGGGAAGAAGCACCGGGATGAAGTGCTGGTATTTGAACAGCGCAAAGCAGAATACTGCATCATCCTGCAACACCGTCTGGTTAAGCAGACCTATAAGGTAGGGGCGTACCGGATATTCTGGATCCGGCGGCCGGTGCTGCGCATGGCGATGGCGCTACACTACCCCGACCGCGTTGTGCAGTGGGGTATCTACCAAGTTGTATTTCCCATCTTTGATAAAGGCTTTATTTCAGACAGCTATGCTTGCCGCAAAGGCCGCGGCGCACACGCAGCACTGGACAAACTCCAATACTGGATGCGGCAGGCAGACCGTGGCGGCCAAGCCTATACCCTGAAATTGGACGTTTCCAAGTATTTCTACCGGATAGACCATGAGATTCTTTTGAAAATCATTGGGCAGAAGATCACGGATCCCCGCATGATCTGGCTGTTCCGCGCGATCCTGCACAGCGACCAGACAAAGTTCGGTCTGCCGGAGGGCATGAGCGCGGACGAAGTACCGCCAGAGTGCCGGTTGGAGGATACCGGTGTTCCCATCGGGAACCTGACCAGCCAGATGTTCGCAAACATCTATTTGGACGTTCTGGACCAGTATGTGAAGCATACCCTGCACATCCACTGGTACATCCGGTACATGGACGACATTATCATCATCGGGCGCGACAAGCAGGAACTTGCGCACATCCGGGACGAGATCGCCGCATTCCTGCGCCGGGAACTGAATCTTGCTCTGAACCATAAAACCAGCATCCAGCCATTGAAACAGGGCGTGGAGTTTGTGGGCATGAGGGTGTGGCCGACACACCGCCGCCTGCGTCACGCCACGATACGCGGCATCAAGCTGCGGCTGTCGCAGGTGCTGGCACAGTATGAGGCGGGCGAGATCACAGCCGAGAGCGTAGAACGCACCATCGGCAGCTACCGCGGCGTTCTGGGTCATTGCGAGTGCATGGCACTGAAACACAAGCTGAATCAGACATACGGGAAATTCTATATCATCAAAAAAGAAAGAAGTGAGCAGAACAATGGCAATCAAAGCATATTCCTATGCGAAGGACGGGAACAAGGCCCTGAGCAAGAACTTCCACGTCTGGGAGTTTAACTGCAAAGATGGAAGCGACCCGATCTTTATTGACGATGAGCTTGTGACCCTGCTGCAGAAAATCCGGGATCACTTCGGCAAGGCAGTGAACATCAACAGTGCTTTCCGCACCGCAAGCCACAACGCCAAGCAGAAGAAATCGTCCAAGTACAGCCAGCACCTCTATGGAAAGGCTGCGGATATTTGGATTGAAGGTGTGTCGGTAGACACACTGGCAGCCTATGCGGAAACGCTGCTGGCTGGCAAGGGCGGTATTGGCCGCTACTACACGGATAAGTTTGTTCATGTTGACGTTCGGGAGGTGAAATCCAGATGGGTGATTCGGTAAAGAACGGCATCTGCACGATGGTTGGGCTGGTTGGAAGCCTGATTGCAAGCCAGTTTGGTGGATGGGATGCAGCACTTTCTACGCTGATCCTGTTCATGGCGGTGGACTATATCACAGGCTTGGTTGTGGCCGGCGTTTTCCATGCAAGCCCCAAGAGCAAAAACGGTGCCCTTGAATCCCGTGCTGGATGGAAAGGGCTGTGCCGCAAAGGCGTAACCTTACTGATCGTACTGGTGGCCTGCCATCTTGATACGGTCATGGGATCCAATTTTATCCGGGATGCGACCGTAATCGCGTTCATTGCCAACGAAACACTGTCCATCATCGAAAATGCCGGCCTGATGGGAGTGCCGATCCCCAAGGCACTGACCGGGGCTATCGAAATCCTGAAACAGAAGTCCGAACAGGACAACATGGAGGAATGAATTATGGGTAACTTCAAAATCTCGACCGCAACTATCGTCCGTACTGCTTGCCTGCTGCTGGCTCTTGCCAATCAGGTGCTTTCTGCGATGGGAAAGCCCATCATCCCCATTGAAAGCAGCACCGTGGAGCAGCTTGTGACCGCTGGCATCACCACGGTCACCGCCCTGATCGCATGGTGGAACAACAACAGCTTCACGAAAGAGGCAATTCAGGCGGACAATGTGATGGAGACCCTGAAAAAGCAGGTACATTGACCCGCCACACAGCTGAATAAAGCATAGCACAACTCCCCGCTGGCAGCCCTAATCAGGCAGCTGGCGGGGAGCTTTTTGTTTGTCTGGAAGTTTTGCACAAAGGAACCGTGCAAAGTGTGGAAAGTTTGCACATTGACAACGATGCACCGTATAATTTACGCTTAAAACGAAAAGAAACGCCAAAAACGAAAGGAGGAAAACGGCGTGCGAGTGTTCAAACATTTGACGCTTACGGACAGGATCCGCATTGAAAAGTGGAAAAAGGAGGGAATGAGAACACGGGAGATCGCAGAAAAATTGAGGGTGGACCCGTCCACGGTGTACCGAGAACTGAAAAGGGGAAGCTATGACAGGCTGAACGGTACGACATGGGAACTGATCCCGACATACAGCCCGGACATTGCAGAGCAGAAATACCAAGCACACCTGCGGGAAAAGGGACCGAACCTGAAAATCGGCAAAGACCATGAGCTTGCCGCCTATATTGAGCGAACCATTATAGATAAGGACTGCTCCCCGGCGGCAGTGTATGGTTACGCACGGGAAGAGGGGCGAATGTTCAAAACACATATATCGGTGCCTACGATATACAGCTACATTAAAAAGGGCGTGTTCCTGAACCTGACACAAAAGGCGCTACCCCGGCATGGAGTGCACAAAGGCGATTACAAAAAAGTCAAAACGAAAGGCCCGACCCGTGCGCCGGCCGGTGAGAGCATCGAAAAGCGCCCGGAAGAAGTAAAGACCCGTGAAGAGTTCGGGCACTGGGAAATGGACACGGTATATTCGGGAAAGAGAAAAAGCACGGTTGCGCTGCTGGTGCTGACAGAGCGAAAGACCCGGAACGAAAATATTATATTGGTGCCGAACCGCCGCGCCGAAACAACCGTGCAGGCCATCAATGCGCTGGAAAGGAAGCTGGGTGCAGCCCGATTCAGCGCCATCTATAAGAGCATCACCGTGGACAACGGCACAGAGTTTGCATTGGCGGATCAACTGGAACGGTCCTGCATCACAGGCGGAAAGCGTACAAAGGTGTATTACTGCCATCCGTATTCTTCCTGGGAGCGGGGCAGCAATGAGAACGTAAACGGCATGATCCGCCGCCGGCACCCGAAAGGCACAGACTTCTCTAAGGTAACAGCAGCAGAAATCGCGGCCACGGAGAACTGGATCAACAGCTACCCCAGAAAGATTCTGGGGTATAAGAGCGCGGGCACCGTCTTTAGAGAATGCCTGCGGGAACTTGGACTGACAGCATAAGAACCAGAGAAACCAGAAATCCTTTGGTAAAATTGAACAATACGGAAAGGCTGCAAGCGGGGCAGACTTGGCGGCCTGTTTGCTTTATGCTAAAATCCACAAAAACAGAGCCGAAAATTTGTTGCATTTAATGCTTTACTTTTCAGAAACGCGTTCCAATGCAAAAAACAGTTGACAAAGGATCGGCCTGCTGTTTGACCACCACTTTTCGATCATGTGAGCATGAACTGGAAAGGAGCAGAAGAAAAATGACAAACAAGAAATTCAAGTTGGCAGCAATGTCGCTGGCTACTGCGGTTGCCGTGAGCACGGTTGGCCCCAGTGCTTCTGCGGTGACGTATCAACTGGAAAACGGTGATGTGACTGTTGCGGAGAATGAGAAGGGCGCATTCAGTTATCAAAATACGGCCAACGGAAAAACAGATGATGTCTATGTTGATCAGGATACCAAAGACAATGGCCAAATCATCATCAAACAGGCAGAAGGTACAACAACGGACAATACTGTCACTGTGGAAGAAAATGTCACGAACGATAAGGGCAAACGTGATGTGGATATCATTCTTGACGGCGTGAATGTAGATACCAGCGACACCAGCACCCAGACTGACACCCAGACTGAAGCGGCCCCGGATACCGGGAACACAGGGGATAAAACCATCATCAAGGTGGGCGAGGGTGCAGATGTTGACCTGACAGTTAAAGATTCCAACCTGACCACCGGCGGCAACGGCATTGATATCGGCGTGAATCTGGAAGGCGAGGATGAAAATATAGGAGCCAACGTTGACCTGACGCTGGATAATACCCAAATTAACCTGACACAAAACGGTAAGGCGGGTATCAACGTACAGGACAATTCCAATGTGGACCTTACCCTGAAGGGCGAGAATGCCATTGATGGCTCCAAGGCAATTGAAAACGAGAAAGAGGGTATCCTTACAAAGAATGTCAATGTCGAGGGTATCCGTGTGGGCGATGGCGGTGCAAGTGACGGTTCGGGCACCAGCAAGGATGCAAAAACGAACCTGACCATCAGTGGCGGTGTAGAAAAGACCGAAACTGAGGGTGCAGACACGGAAGAAACGGAAAGCCCCGCTGGCGGTTCACTGACCATCAATGAGACCACAGGTGGTCTGGTAATGGCAGATGGCTCGGACGTGGAAATCACAGACGGAGCGGACGTGACCATAGAAGATACAAAAACCTCCGGTGCCACTCAGGCTGGCCGCGCTGTTACCCAGCACGGTGATTTGACCATCTCCGGCGGCTCTTCCTTAACGATAGACGGCGTAGAGGACAATGTAAAGCAAGCGCCGCATACCGGTATTGGCATTGCCAGCTGGGATGATATCACAGTCGAGGATGGCAGTACGCTGGATATCAGTGATGCTACAACCGGTATTTACGGACATCAAGGCTCGGATGCAAGCCTGACTGTGGAGGATAGCGCGCTGAATATTGCTGGCAGCAGCTTCGGCATTGACTATGAAGGTGCCGGAAAAGATAAAGAGGGAAATGTACTCAAATCTGCCGGGGATATCACGTTCGACAATGCAGAAGTCGATATCAATATTACCCCGGAAACCCCGAATGCCGCAGGCTATGGCATTGCCGCCCACGGTGACAGTAATATCACCTTTAAAAATGGCACAGAGGCCGAAATCAAAGTTACTTCTGAAAACCCGGATGCGGGAACCTGGGGCATTTATAATGAGCGTGGCGGGACCGGCAATCTGACGGTGAACGACAGCACGGTGGATATCGATGCAAACCGTGGAATTTACGCCGGTTTCCAGAAGGTTGAAATCGCAAACAACAGCGTTGTGACCTCCAAGAACACCCATCAGGCAATGTATGCTCTGGGCGGCAGTGATGGTAAAGGCCTGAAACTGCGTGTGACCGGAAACAGCCGATATCATCTGACAGGCGGTACGCGGGGTAACTGGGGGATTCAGGCAACCTCTGCCCGGGGACATGAAATTCTGGTTGATGACAATGGACAGCTAATTTCCGATATGGAGAATTCCTATACGGCAGTTGGTCTGGGCAAGAATGCTAAACTGGTCGTGGATAATGGTACTGTTCTTGTGAGGGGAAAATACGACAAGGCAGGACTGTTTGCTTACGGTGATAACAGCACCATCCACATCAAAAACAATTCCCATGTGGAAGCAACAACGATTACCCTTAACCCCTCGATAAAAAAGATACCAACTGTGGGCCAGAAGCTCATCGTTACCGGCGGCACGCTGACCTATGATTACAGCGCGGACAACACCCTGTGGCCGGAGAACGAGCAGGGCGACAAGCTGACCAATTTCCTGCTGACCAAGGATGATACCCACGCAAACTTCGATGCCCTTTCCTATAAAGGCCAGACCTATACCTACCTTTCTGACC